ATAACTTCACCAAGACCAGAGTTCTTCATGTCTGTTTCTGTAACTGTTGCACCATCTTTTATTCTGTTAACACTTGATTTAAGCCGTAAAATTTCTTGGCGATATTCTTTTGCTTCTTCTTTCTTACTTTCTGCTAAATATTGAATATCATTCTCAAAGTCCTTGATGCGCTGCCTAGAGTGTTTGTTGACAGTTGACTTAGACCGAGCAATGAAAACGGCACACAAACCACCACATACACTTGCCACCAGGATAAGTGATGCAGATAAAATTTCGATTTCCACATGTAATACAATGTATTACATAATTTTAAATGTTTTTAACCCCACTATTACCTCAATACTACCTCCGTCTAGCTCATAAAATTTGACAACAACCCTAATACCATCTAATGATTATTTGAGAGTGTCCTTAAAGTTCATTGTAAGTATTAGTCTTAGTGAGGGGTATTGATTACGGGTATGATTGGGTAAGTTAGCCTAGGTATATACTTAGTCAAAAAAATTTTATATATATTATTTTATATTAGTTACGACTTAGCATTATTATGTTTAATCCAGATTTCGTTACTTCTTTAGAACGTGCAAGGAGAATAGAAGAACAGGAACGCAACGAAACAAAAACCGCTAAAACAATATCGTTAGGTTTTAGTTACTGGTCCTTAGCTCAACAAATCAAAACTAAACACAACCTAAAAGGTAAGGGGTTTAATTCTGTGATTGCTTTTTGCATCCACGAAATTGGAAAAATTGAGGGAATTGAATCATGAAATACGGATTTGAATTAGAAGAAGAAGTTGAAAGACTTCATGAGTTAGAAGTTATACCGAGAATAAAGTGCATGCAGTGTCACGCGTATATGCCAAGCGGAACCAAGTCTTTTTTTTGTTTAAAATGTTCAAAGAAAAGAATTGCTACTTTTTAAAAACGCTAAGTAGGGCTGCAATAAATTTCAGAACTGCAATCTGAAATTTAACCCATATTTTTTTCTCAAGATTCATTAAAACCTTTTTCTTTAAGCCAGTTTTTTATTTCTGCATCACTATCATCAATTATAACTTCGATGTAACCATTACCTGAGATTATGCTTAATGGTTTTTTTGTTTTAGGCATTTTTGTTAAATCTGGTAATTTTTTACCGTATATTAATTTCAATTTGTTACCACATAGATGTTAATTATAGAGTCTGCTATTAAATCTCCGTTATCTAATGAGAAATTAAATTCAGTAATTTCAGTAGTAAAGGGAGTTGTGTCTTCTCTGTGCGCCCTACCGAAACGCCACTCACTAAAATAGGGATTATAAGATGAAAAATTCCAATTATAATTATAGTTAGTGTTTTCTGTTAACGGATTATTAAAAAATTGAAGCTGTGCGTTTATTTTACACTCGTCTCCAACGTTAGCTGCCACATAAATTGCCGCCTGAGAATTCTGTAATGCGTTTGTTACGGTGGCAATAGCCTGGTTCTGCCACATCATATAATAATTATTGGTCTCATTATTATAAGTAAAAGACAGTGTCCCACTTCCCGCGCCGCTTGTTTCTAGGGTTTCCAATTGAATAATCAAACTTCCATTATCCGCCAGTTGATATGCTGTATCTAAAGTAACAGTCCATGAATTTGTGTCCGCGCCTAGTGTTTCTTTTTGTAAAAATGTGTATGCTCCTGCTGCTGCTGCACTGGCAGCCCATTCGGGTGCTGTAGCACCAGCATTTACAGCTAAGGTGTCCGATGCGTTACCTAAATTTAAAATTTGTAGTGCTGTTCCGTTAGAGTAAGTTATGTCACCTGCAGCCATGCCCGCCTGCGTAACATTAGAAAAATTAAGCGCGCCTCCGTCTTGAACTATAGCACTGGAATGTGTATGTGCCTTTGTAATATTGCTACCACCACCGCTAAAGCCCATCTTAACCTCTAACTATTCCAAATCTTTGTGCTTCGGTTGTCAGCAATGTTGGCGCAACTTGTGCTACCACATCAACCCCACCAGCAGCGCCAGCAGTTATTGTTACGCTAACAATGTTTTGGTCGTTAACGTTAAACTGTGCGCCAGAAGATAATGAAAAACTTGTAGAACCATTTAACGAGATTGTGCAAGAGTTAGCTCCATCTTGATTAATTATAGCTACAGAAATTGCAACCCCTTTGTACTGACTTGGATAAACGACTGTAGCTGTAACACCAGTTGCTATGTGGTCAACGGTTGGAAAACTTTCTAATGTAACATCTTTTGGTTTTGTAGTTATTACAAACCCTTGAATCACTGATGGCATTTAAGCCACCTAGAATAAATTCGCGTATTTCAAAACGAACGAATATGCAGCCTGACCGCCGCCTGTTGCGGTTTGTGCTGTGTTATATGCTAACTGTTTTCCTCCAGCCGAACCACCAACCACAATCGGTATTGGACCAGGAACTACACGCCCGGAACTGCCAGGGTCGGAAGAAGAACTGAAGAACGTGACACCAGCCTCTAATCCGTTTACTAAAACTCGAACCTCATAAAGTTCATTGCCTGTTGGTTGAATTGATGATACCATATCTAAAATCACATTATCTCGGTTTAATTGCTGAACGGTCAGTCCTGTTATAGCATCTTGAGATAAAGCATAAGTTCCTACAGTAGTTGAAGCGTGATTATATTTACGCATTAAAGGAACTGCCATAATATCACAAACTTTGGGTTAGCGTATTATCTAGAGCAGTGGAACCTCTTGAGAAGGGTCCAATAAACATAGTTGCAGCTGCACCAATTACAGATTCAACACCACCGATGGAATAGGCTGCTATTCCTTCAACGGCTTTACCCATAGTTGAGCCCATGAAACCGGGTGCGACTGCATTGCCTACTATACCTAATAGAGCTACAACGCCTGCGCCAGCTAGGACTTTGTTTATTGTTTTACCAGTTTTTAATTTAAATGCCATTCTACATTCTAAGAATAGAGAATGACTTAATAAATATGCCTATTTTAGAAAGATATGGTTATTGGCAAGCTCACGGGCTATCTTGCGCTTGGGCTGGTCGGTGCTTTTTTGATTAATGCCTTAGTAAGACCAGCTAGCGCTATTGGAACTGGTGGTGCATTACAAGAAACTGGTAAAGGTATCGCTTCAATTGGTCAGGGAATAGGTGAATCATTAAGGTCAATTGGTTCTGGTTCTTCGAAATTGCTCGACCCTCTCTTTTCATTAAGAGACTTGCTTTATGATGCTAATGTTTCTGGTTCTGCCAGTGTTGGTCCTGTATCTCAGAGTCAGGGAACAACAAACATCAATACTGGAACAGCAACACCTTCTACAAGTACCATTACCTGGAATAGCGGAACCACTGCAACAGTGCCTAGTCTAAGCCCTGCTGCCAAATCATATTATAGTAATATTGGAGTTAGTGTGAATTGAGAAAAGGGAGCAAAGAGGCTAAAGCCTGGGGTGCAAAGATGAAACGAAAAAGAGAAGCCAAAAATAACAAAAAGAGAAAAACAAAAAGAAAGACAACAACAAGAAAAAGACGTACAACTCGCAAAGGTGATTTAACTCTTACACGTAGAAAAGCCTATAGACCTAGACGTAAAAAGTCCTCAGAAAGTACCTGGTCATGGTAAAATATCTAAAGCGTAAATATTACTCTAGAACTGCTAGATTGTATAGACGGGTTAAAAGAAGAAAAGCCGGTAAATCAGTTTGGATTTGGAATTAAACATAGATACCGTTTCTAAATATATAATTAAATAGGGGTACTCAATTAAACCCAAATGTATTTCTCACCTTTACACTTAGGACAATCTTCTGTAGTATTGTAAATTGGGTCTAATTTATTTGAGTTAAGAGCTATATCTACAGTCCTAACTATTCCATGTGGTACGCCTGTTACTGTATCAGCGCACAGGTTACAGGGTTGCAGACTCTTGGGCTTGGGGTTGAACTTGGGTCTGTTTACTATTGGCTGATTTAATTTTTTCGTAAATTCGTTCAACTATAGCTGGGTCTTTCTTAACTGCTTCTTCAACCTGTGGAACCAGGAAGGATGCAGCCTTTCTATACTTGTTTGGTATTAACTGCATGATAACTTCACCAAGACCAGAGTTCTTCATGTCTGTTTCTGTAACTGTTGCACCATCTTTTATTCTGTTAACACTTGATTTAAGCCGTAAAATTTCTTGGCGATATTCTTTTGCTTCTTCTTTCTTACTTTCTGCTAAATATTGA